TGGTGTACCAGAAAATAATAGATTAGATAATTCGCCTTTCTTGATAAAGGACTTAAATAGTGTTTTTAATGATGGCGGTAATATGCAATCATCAATCTTGGCAGGTCTATATTCTTCGACCCATAAAAAGTCTGTATTCATTCTTCACTCCATTCATAATATAATTTAAATTACTTAGTAATTGTGCTGTCTGGCTCAAGAGCAATCCAGTATTCAATAGGTAGTTTCTTGTTTTTAAAATGAGATATAGACTTTGAAGATACTGAAACATCATAATCACCAGATAACATTTTTAAATTTTCTACTTTAAAATAGAAAGTATAATCTGCTGTAGCACCTTCGCCTACAACGATATCAAAGTTGTTTGATGTATCATTCTTTTTATCACATACTTTTAATATGATATCACCACCTTTTGTTCCTACTAATGCAAGGTCAGGTGTTTTCAGAATTGCAGCCATCTTTTTTAATTCTGTAAGATGTGATTCTGATACACTAAAAGTAACATCTGCCTCTGGCATATTTACTTCTTTAGTTGGCGATACTAGAACTGACGGATCCGAATAAAAGTATTTTGCTTTTGACTTACTGCCTTCAGCAGAGATAGTCATAAATTTATCTTGCAAAGATAATTCAGGTTTGTTTAGTCCCGACATGACTGCAAGAAACTCATTGAGGTCATAGATACCAAATTCAGTATCAAATGATTCATCAATATCTGCCTTAGCAAATATGTTTCTCATAGTAGAAATTGTGCTTAATTGTTTTCCTGGTTTAATCAATATGTTAGTATTGATTTCAGAAAAGTTTTTTAGGATGTTTTGTGTGTTTTGATTTAGTTTCATAATATTAATACTTCACCTTTTTGTTTAATTCAACTTATTATAACAGAAATAAAGAGACCTGTCAAGCAGGTCTCTCTAAAATAAAAAACAAATAATTATTTGTTCATAACGTACATTGTTACTTCAAAACCGAAACGCATTTCAGTCGCTTGAGGTTGTGTCCACATAGTATTTTCCTTTTCTCTAAATTGTTTATGGTTAATCAAAAAATCATTAATCATAAACCAGTTCATTGAAGATGCATTTATAAATAAACACAAGGTTCAACTTGAGATTTATTATTACTTGATGTCTATAGTTCGAGGTTTCTTTTCCTCTGGTACAACTTTTTCTAACTCGACTAAAAGCATTCCATCTTTCAATTTAGCACTATTTACAATCACATCATCTGCTAATGTAAATGTTCTACTAAATTTTCTTTTTGAAATACCTCTATGAATAGTTTCCTTTTCATTCTTATCATCATTCTCAACTGATTTAATTGTCAATTGGCTAAGAGCAGATTTAATTTCAATGTCTTTTTTGTTAAATCCAGCAAGTGCCATTTCAATCTGATAATTAAAATCGTCTACTTTAACAATGTTGTAAGGTGGATATGATGTCGGTTGTTTAACCGTGTACTCTAAAGTGTTATTAAAGTGGTTAAATAGGTCATCAAAACCTACTGAAAATGGACGCAAATCGTTCCATATAGATAGTCTTGTCATATTGTTCATATTGTTCTCCTTTTATTAAGCAAGTTAATCTAAATGATACCTCTTAATTGAGCGTATCATAATTATTTATATGAGTATTGTCTTCAAATATAAAAAAAGTGCCGTTTTTTGAGACCATGGTCTCGGGCGAAACGGCAAAACCCAAATGGTGTCTTTGCGGAAGACACTCTACCTCTAATGTCAGGACTTACGAACTGCCTCACACTACTATTTATACGATAAAAGACTCTTACTGATTACTGTAAGCGAATTTTTGTTTACCGTATACGGCTTTGATACCAGAAGCAACGATTTCAGATATCGAAGTATTAACAGAAGCAACTTTACTTCCAAACACTTTGTTTACACCAGCAGCTATAATAGCTTTAGTAGGTGTACCTAAACGATACGAAGTACCACCAGCAGATTTATTAATATAAATCATGTGTCCTTCTGTTCGTAGTTGGTCAACCATTGCTCGTGGTGATTTTAAATCAAATCTACTTCCTCTTAAAGTTTTCCACCAAACGGGATTACCTTTCGATAATAGATTTAATACTTTTTGTTTCTTAGTTAAGGTTTTTCTACCCATAATTAATACAACTCCTTCAAGTCATTGTTGCCGATTGTTTTTACATTAGCTGATATGGGCAACATATTCATATCAAGTAATTCTTTTAAAACTCTTTTTTTAAATCTTTAAGTTTTTGTTCTTTTTTAAAACGTCTAATTGCTTGTTTCTTTGCGTCTCTTCTTACGGCAGAAGGTTTAGAATAGTGTTGACGTTCTTTTAAATCTCTCATCACGCCATCATTAAGAAGTTTCTTTTTCAAAACTTTTATGGCCTTCTCAACATTATTTCCTCTAACTGTTACTTTTGTCATTATAAATTTTCTATCTTTTTAATTTTCTTTATTTGTATATTATACACTAATTTTATATTGTTGTCAAGCTGTAAAAAGTGGCACCGACTACAGGTGCCACTCGACTACATTATGAGATAGATTTTAATAACTAGGGTTATCGTCCTCACTATCATCGGAATCTAGTTCATCATCTAGAACTGGACTATTCCAGGTAGAGACATCTTCGCCCCCATCAACTTTAGAATATAAATCCATAAATGATGTTTTAGTGTCAACATCAAATCTGTTAGTACACATCTCAATCGCCTTCATCTTATTCTTAAAGATTGTAAAGGCCTCTACTATGTGGACTAATCTTCTGGTGGATATTATTTCGTCAACACCACCTTCATAGAAAGTTTTTCTGATAATATCTGCCCAGGTAACTAGATTACTTGCAAACTTAACATCATCATCTTTGGTAAGACCTTTTTCTGACATTACATTTAATAAGATTTTACTTTCAATCTTATTTGTAGGGTATGCCTGTTCAACAGTAATAGGGAATCTTTCGAGGAATGCCTCGTTAAGAATATTAGTACCGATGAATCTACCATCTTCGGATCCTTGACCCTTAGTATTGGCAGTAGCAATCACGTTAAACCCTGGTGCAGGTTTAATAAACTTGTTAATCTTTTTAAGGAAGACACCATTGCCTTCTAAGATAGGTTGTAAACACATAATCTTATTAGACGCAAGGTCAATTTCGTCAAGAAGAAGTATTGCACCTCTTTCCATTGCCTCGATTACAGGACCATTCTGCCAAACAGTTTGACCATCTTGCAATCTGTAACCACCGAGTAAATCGTCTTCATCAGTCTCGATTGTAATATTAACCCTAATACATTCTCTTTGAGATTGGGCACAAGCCTGAGACACGTTCATTGTCTTACCGTTACCAGAAAGACCTGTAATAAAGATAGGATAAAATTGTTTACTAGTAACAATAGATTTAATATCTTTGAAGTAACCCCATGGCACAAATACAGGATCCGTATCAGGAACAATATTGCCAGTTAGACTTGAAACAATAAATGCCGCCTGAAGAACTGCATCATTAGCAGGCGCTGTTTCAGTTTTAGGTAATTCTGCAATGATATCTTCTTTAATTTTAGGAGAGATATCACCGTCAATAGGAAGAGCGTAAACGCCTCTTGAAACTTTGAATTGGTCTTGTTTTAACCAACTTGGATTTTTGATATTACCAATCTTGATAAAATCGTTAATTTCACTTCTAGTTAAATCAGTTTTCTTGTAATGTTTATATAACAATTCAACTTGTTTTAACTGTTCATTATTTAATGTAGTCATTTTTCACCTTTGTTTTTTTCATAATATACACATATTATACGATATTTTGCATAGTATGTCAAGCATTATTCCATTTATTCCAAATTATTCCAGATAAATGTAACGAATATGGGGGTTTTTGCCCCCATATTGACGTTCTTTGATTACTCACTATCTGAAACTGCCCCAATTTGTGGCATCTCAGATGATGTATCAGCAACTTCAGCAACTTGCCCTATCGAAGGTAAAGCATAACTGCCTCTGCCCAATCTGTATGATTGATTTTTCATCAACCAAGCAGGTTTAGTGATACCGAGTTTAGTCTGAAGCGATATAATATCTTTTCTAGTAATCTCAGAAGTAAAGCCCTGAGCATTAGCCGTTCTAACAAATGCTTCTTGAGCTGGTTTTAGTAATATTTTAGATGTATTTTCCATTATATAGTTCCTTTTCAATTAAGCGACTTGCGAAATAAATTTATTTAAGACAACTCTACTATCTTTATTTTCTTTCAAAGTAGATTTGAATAGTTTTTTTATTTCACTCTTTTTAGCGTTTTCAGATGGTGTCGCCATTTGACCATCTGATACTTGCAAGTTACCCCCAGCAAGGAGATAAAATTCATCATAAGCAGTATTGTGTTTAACAATTAAACATTTATTTTTTCTGTATTCTGCCATTACTTTTTTTCTATCATATACTTTTACGTTTTTATCATATGTATATGAAGGAAAGTATTTGTCTAAAGTGTAAGCATCAATTCTTTTACCACTTGCAATAAAGAAACCTAATACTTTAGTACCAGTTCGTTCTCTTAAAGCATCGAGCAATTTGTCTGTCATATCGTGGTCACGTTGAATCAGATATTCTTTTTTAGTTTTAGTATCTCTTAAAACTAAATTATTATCATATTGTCTATTAGATATATAATAACCATTTATATTTTTTTTCATATAGTGACTATCAATCATATCTTGACTAGGATTAAAAGTAACATATCTATCATTACCATCAGAATGACCATCAGTTAAAAAGATTGTATTCATTTTATCAATAGCATATCTTTTTCTAAAAGCATTAACCATTGGCATTGAAGCCATAATACAATCATTTAGTGGTGTCGAACATAATCCATAACCAAATGGTTCACTAGGTAAATTGCCAGCGTAATTTCTTTCTTCTACAATCTTATCATATTCTTCAGTATCTAGATTATACCATTGTTTTCTAGAATAATGATTTGAGTTATTATATCTT